TGTTTTGTTTGCCATTGTTGTAGGCAATCTTGCATCATTTAAAGTTCCTGATGTAATACTAGAAGCTGCGATTGAAGACACATTAAATGTTCCATAAGCTACAATATCAATAATATCACCAGCAACTGCACCTGTTGCTAAAACAACTGATGTGCCTGATGTTACAGTTACATCCGTTCCATTAACTAATTTAGATCCATTTTTATAAATATCAATAAATCCTGCATCATAAGCTAAAGTATTTCCATTATCATCTGTACCTGTAAAAGTAGTTTGATTTGCTGAAGCTGTGTATTTAAATCTTGCAGAAGTTCCGTTTACTGTAGAACCTGCTGCTGCCCAACCACTTGATTTATAAACTTTTAATTCATTAGCTGTCGTATCAAAATTTAAATCACCAACATTAAGTGAGGTACTTGGAACACCTGCTTGAACTCTATATCTTTCGCCAAAACTATTTACTCCAGTTATATTTGCTGCTGTTGTATTAACATTAGCTATTGAACTAGCTACTGTATTTACATTAGCAATAGAACCACCAACACTTGTTACATTTGAATTGTTAGTAGCTACTGTACTAATATTTGTATTGTTACCAGCAACAGTTGTTACATTAGAAGCTATACCAGCTACTGTAGTTACATTAGAAGCTATAGCACCAACTGCATTTATATTTGATGAGTTACCTGCAACTGCATTTATATTTGAAGTATTATTAGCAACTGTAGTTATGTTTGATGATATTGAAGCTAAAGCATTAACCTCTGTAGCAATAGGAACTAATCTTACAAAAGTATAAGTATTTAATGTTGAACTTGTTTCAACTAATAAACCATAAGCAACTGTAATTGGAGAACCTATATTAGCTGGAATGCCAGTTATAGTAACTGCTGTTCCTGCTATTGTTGTAGAATTTGTAGAAACTCCTGTTCCTGTGTTGTAAGTAAAGCTAGTCATGTCTGTAATAGACACAATAGTTCCTGTACCATTATTAGGATCAGGATTAGCAATAGGAAATTTTACATAACTTTGTATTGGAACAAATCCACCAACGTCATCTACAAGATCAACAATTCTATTTGTTATAGCTGCTGTTGTTGCAATAAACGAATCACTATCTGACCATGTTTGTCCTGAGTTAATTGTTTCAGAACTATCTACATTAAAAAATCTATTATTAGCTGCTGAAGTTGTAAATACTGTAACATCATTAGGCGTAGATCCTGATTGTTCAGAAGCTGTAATTAAAACTGCGTCAGCTATTTTATCAGCAGTAATTGCATCATTAGCAATTTTAGCAGTTGTAACATTTGAATTTAATATTTTTGCAGTTGTAATATTGTTATCTGCTATCTTAGCAGTTGTTACATTTGCATCTGTAATCTTAGCAGTAGTAACAGCGTTAGTAGCTAACTTATCAGCAGTAACATTTGAATTAGTAATTTTTACAGTAGTAACTGCGTTGTCAGCTAATTTAGCAGTTGTAACATTAGCATCTTTAATTTTTATAGTTGTTATAGCACTATCTAATATTTTTGTTGTTGTAACAGCGTTTGCATTTATTTTAGCTTCTGTTACAGCATTTGCATTTAATTGAGATGCTTGAACTGCATTATTTGCAATCTTGTCATTATTAACTGCATCATTAGCAATCTTTGCAGTAGTAACAGATCCATCTGCAATTTGAGCAGAACCAATAACTCCTAAAGGAATAGAAGTTTTTGTTGGTGTTAAAGAGCCAATATAAACTCTTATTGTTTCTGAAGAAAGTTGTCCTGAATCCCAAGTAACATTTACTGTTGTTGTTACAACTGAATCAAAAGAAGAAGAAGTAATTGTTCCAACTATATCACCAGTTGAAGTTCCTGTAGCTCTTACTCTCCTGTTGGCAGTATATTGAGATGTTGAATTTGTGCCTGTAATTTTAAATGAGGTTGCAGAAATATAAGCTACTACTGGAGTTCCTGATCCATCACCATATTCAATCCATTGTGAATCGTTAAACCAATCTCTAGTATTTTTCATTAATGCTCTAATGGCATTATTTAAATTAGATGGAAGCATACCCTCTGCAACATTTATAGTATTTAATGTTGTGTTTGATGCTTGTGTAGTTGAGTAATCTTTAATATTTGTTGTCATGTTTTATTTATGAGATGAACCAAGCAAAGGCTTTATTATTCTCTGTATTCTTTTCGTTAATTAATACGTTTACTGCTTCCTCTACTTGTCTTTGAAAAAATTCTTGTGTATCTAAACTATACCTTACGTTGTCTATATCAGTTTTGTCTGTCATCTTCCACCTGCTTTTGAAGCTACGAAATTTACTCCTTGTGCATCTTTCCAAGCTGTTCCACTTGCTATTTTTACACTTGCTCTAATGTATCTTCCTGATTGTCTTACAGGTACTGTACCACTTGATACCATAGAAGAATAGCTAGAAGTTACTGGTTGATCTACTAATTTTTCTCTTGTCGTTATTGCTACTGTAGCGTTTGCATCAACGATAGGTCTTACTTCGGTAATATCACTTCTTAATCCTGGAAACAACTCTAATTCTGAAGTTTCTAAAGTTACTTCACCTGAGTCTCCTGAAAAAATAGCTGATTCAAAACTTGAGTTAATTGCACCTAAAGATAATTGTCCACCATCCCAAAAAGCAGTATCTAAAGAAATATTAATATTATCTAAATTACCTGATATTAAATCCATTTGTTCAACAGTATAAGCACCAAGAAATTGAGTAAAAATTGTAGAAGCAGAAGCATCAGCAATACTCCATTTTTCAGTAACATAATTATAAACAATAACTCTATCACAAACACCTGTTGTATTTGCTGTGTCTTGTGAAGATGGATATAACCAAATTGCTAATTGATTAAAAGGATCTACAGCAGCTACTATTCTATCTGAGAATGCTTTGTTTAAATCTACGTCAAAAAATCTATTTACTTTTTCTGCACCAATAGGTTTTACTGTATCTCCGCTTACTTCAAAAAATCCATCATCTGCATAAAAGAAAGCTCTCCTGTTATCTTGGCAAACTGTCTTACCATAAACAGCACCTCTATTAGGAGATATAACAGAAAATCTAAATACTGTTGCACCACCTACATAATCCATTCTAACTATTTCGTTTTGTCTAAATACATAACCATACTCACCTGAGGTAATAGCAACTATTTGTCCGCCTGAACCTGGTAAGTCTTGAAAGTCTGCTTGTTTAGTTCCTGGTGTCCAAGTTGTTATGTCGTTAATACCTGACCATTGAACTCTATTACGATTTGCATTTTGATTACCTGTAACTAAAAAATCTCTTATAACGCCTGATGTTCTAAATACTGGAGGAGTTCCATTTGTTGCAATAGAACTTAAGTCAGCAAAATTAGTAGATGTTCCCATTAAAAAAAATTGAGGAGCATCTTTACCATTACTTGCAATAATATGATCACCAAATTGTGTAAAAGTAAAAAAGTCTGTAGCAGTTCCTGTAAGACTTGATTTAACAGAAGCAAAAGATCCTTGATTTAATTTATAAATATTTGTTTGAGTTGCAGCAAAGTTAAAAGATACATTAGAAGTTGATCTAAAAGATCCAGCTCCTTTTGAAACAGCACCAATATTATTTGTTGAAAATTTTACTAAAGAGGGAAAAGGTTTATATGATCTTGCAGCATAATAAACATTATTAGCTACATTAGCACCTGGATTTAAATAAGGTGGTTGGTCAGGTAACCATTCTCCAAAAGGTACTTGCATTTATACTCCTACTTTTTTTAATGCTTTTTTATGTGCTTTAGAAAAACTAATTCCTGCTCTCATATCTTTTATCATTTTATTCATATGTTTTTCTGAATGATGAGAGGAATGTTTTTTTAATGTTTGTTTTTGTTTTTTAGTTATCATTAATTATCCGTTATTATTACTTACTGGAATATAATTTTCAGAAAAGGCAGCTTCTACTGTTACATCTCCTCTTATTTGTAATGGAGATCCACTAAATTGATCTTCTCTGTCATTTCTTTCTAATCTTTCTAAAGCAGTAGTATATAACTGTTGCCATTGTTGTACTCTCTGAGGATCTATTCCTCCTAAGAAATTAGAAGCATGGTATAAAGAACCATACAAATAAATAGATGGATGATTAGTTAAAATATAATTAGTTGTGTTAGAAGCTGATAAAGCAGTAAATTGTTGATAATAATTAAGTACAGCAGAGTAATTAGAATCAGGAATGGGAGAAAATCTAAATGTTTCTCCAAGTATAGTATAAACTCTTGGCATACCACTTGTGTTAGTTCCTCTTATTTGATCCATTTGTGGTGGAGTCATATAAGTCATGGCATGTTTTTGAGTACCTGAAAGAATATAAAAATCTCTAACTTGTAAAAAATCAGATGGTATAGTAACTGTTTCTGAACCTGCTGTAAGAGTTAAAGTAGATTGTGCTATTTGTTTTCTAATTCTTAATTTAGAATTAAAATCTTTTTCAGCAAGAACTATAAAATCATTAGCAATCTCAGTTGTTAAATCTGATCTGTTTAACCAGTTAGCTAAAGATGCTTGTAATTCTGAATAATTTGCT